AGACGCACCTACCCCACACCCTTCAGAAACTTGACCTATCTGCGTGGGTCAAACGGCTACGTGCTCGGGTTCATCCCCGCACGTTCCGTTTCTTCGGTTGTGGGGAGTACGGAGAGCGCAATGCTCGTCCGCACTATCACTGCATCCTCTTCGGTCTCGGCCAGAAGGATGAGAAAGTGATTCGCGATGCGTGGGGGATGGGCATCGTCCAGGTGGATCGTCTCGAACCCGCCGCGATCGCGTACGTGGCCGGATACACGGCCAAGAAGCTCGGCCACCAACGGAAGGTCCAGCACGGCGAGATCCTCGACCGTGAGACCGGCGAGCTTACCGAGGGGATCACGTATCAACCCCCGTTCCTCTTGATGAGTCGTCGCCCGGGCATCGGTGGCGATGCCCGCAAGTATCATCGCTCTTGGCGGAAAACTGCCATCTGGGACGGACGAGAAGTCCGCGTCCCGCGCTTCCTCCACGAGGCCTACAAGAAGGCCGCAACCCCAGCGGAGCTCGAGGCGCTCCAACGGGAGAAGGACGAGTACCTCGGGTCACTCCCCCTCGACGCGAAAACGCGCGAGAAGGCCGGCGAACGAATCGCCCTGGCCAAATCCAAACTCAATCTTGAGAGGCGTTCCCTGTGAAGGTACGTATCTACGGGTTCCACGACCGCGCATCCCAGTCGTTCATCGGCGACACCGCGGGTCTGGTCCTCTTCAAGCACGACGCCGTCGCCATCCGGACGTTCGGCGATCTGTGCCGTCAGGATGGGTCCATCTTCGCCAAGCACCCGCAGGACTATGAGCTCATCAGCCTGGGCGAGTTCGATACCGAGTCGGGCATCATCGAGCCCTGGGCGGCGCCCGCGGTTGTGGCGACCGCGGCGCAGGTGCTGGAGGTGAAGTCGTGACCATCCAGCTTCCGGGTAGGCAACTCGCCTCCCAGTCCGGCTCCGCGATGGTCGAGAACCCGACCATCCCGCGGTCCAAGTTCCTCAATCGCTTCACCATCAAGAAGCCCTTCGACGTCGGCCCGCTATATCCGCTGTTCGTCGATGAGGTGCTGCCGGGCGATCACCTGAAGTATCAGGCGACGGCGTACGTCCGCGCCGCGACGCTCATCTTCCCCAACTTCGACAATCTCCAGATCGACACGTTCTGGTTCTTCGTCCCGATGCGCCTCGTCTGGGCGAACACGGAGAAGTTCTTCGGCGAGCAGGCCAACCCGTCGGATTCCATCAACTTCACGATTCCGCAGATCGTGTCGCCGGTCGCGGGCTTCGCCCAGTCCAGCGTGTACGACCACATGGGGCTGCCGACCGCGCTGACGGCGGGGCAGACCATCTCGGTCAACGTGCTTCCGCTTCGCGCCTACAACCTCGTCTGGAACGACTGGTTCCGGGACGAGAACCTCATCAACAGCGTTCCCGTCGCGACCGGCGACGGCCCGGACCTCACCTCGGCGTACGGGCTGTGGAACCGCGCGAAGGCGCATGACTACTTCACCTCTTGCCTCCCATGGCCCCAGAAGTTCACCGCCCCGACGGTGCCCCTGACGGGGAGTGCTCCGGTGACGGGCATCGGCTTCCAGACTCGCAACATGGCGAACGTCGGGGTCAACTTCATCGAGACGGGCGGTGCGACGGTCAACTATCCCTTTTCGACGTACACGACGGTGGCCACCACCGTCGGCGTCAGGGGTACTGCCGCGGCGGGCGCGGTCCCGGAGGTGTATGCGAACCTGTCTGCGACGGGTGCGGGCCTGCTGCTGAACAATCTTCGCCAGGCGTGGCTCATCCAGACCCTGCTCGAGCGTGACGCTCGAGGTGGCACGCGCTACGTCGAGAAGATCTACCACCAGTTCGGCGTGAAGTCCCCGGACGCGCGGCTCCAGCGGCCCGAGTATATCGGGGGTGGTTCCACCCCTTTGGTGATCTCCCCTGTGGCGCAGACGGCCACTGGTGGCGGCGGCGTCGGTGCCCTTGGTGCAGCTGCGACGGCTACGGGGCAGCATGTGGCTGAGTATGCGGCCACCGAACACGGCTACATCATCGGGCTGGTCAACGTCCGGTCCGAACTCTCGTACGCGCAGGGCCTGCGGAAGATGTGGTCCCGGTCCACGCAGTACGATTTCTACATTCCGGCGCTTGCCGGGCTCGGCGAGCAGGCGGTCCTGCTGCAGGAGCTCTACTGCACCGGCACCGACGCCTCGGATAACACGGTGTTCGGCTATCAGGAGCGGTGGCACGAGTACCGCACCCTCCAGTCGGAGGTGCACGGCGTCTTCCGTCCGCAGGCGGCGGGGACGATCGCGCCCTGGACGCTGACGCAGTACTTCACGGTCGCGCCCACCCTCGGGCAGACGTTCATCGAGGAGAACAACGATCAGATGACGCGTGCCGTCTCCGCTGGTGCGGCGGCGGACAATCAGCAGTTCCTCGGAACCTTCCTCATCACCCGCGACGCGACGCGTCCGGTGCCGATGTACGGCACCCCGGTCACGCTCGGGCGGTTCTGATGGACCCCGTCACGATGGGGGCGCTCGGCGGTGCCGCAATCAGCGGCATCGCCGGGCTCGTCGGCGGCGACAAGGCCAACTCTGAGGCTCGCAAAGAGGGCGCTCGGAATCGCAAGTTCTCGGAGCGCATGGCCAACACGCAGGTGCAGCGTCGCGTCGACGATCTGAAGGCCGCTGGCCTGAATCCGGGTCTGGCGTACGACTCGCAGGCCGCTTCTCCAGGCGGCACGGTCGTGGGCCAGGACAACTCGCTCGCGGCGGGCGTCAGTTCCGCCCGCGAAGCGGCACAAGCGGTGCAGGGGATGGCTCTGCAGCGCAAGCTGACCGACTCGCAACTGTCGAGCGAGCGTCAGGGTCGCGCCGAGTCCGTCGCTCGCGCTGGCGAGACGGCGGCGCGTACCCGGGTGGCAGTGGAAACCGAGAAGGAAATCCAGCAACGGATCGCCTTCTCGCGTGAGCTCCAACCCGCAATGAAGGCGCGGGCGGCCGCTGAGGCGCTCGCGGTCCAGTACGGCAACGCCGACCGCAAGAACGACGCGAAACTCGCGGAGCAACTCGGTATCTTCGCGCCTATCCTCAAAACCCTTCGCTACTTCGTGAGGCCCCGCTAATGGCAAAGCTCCGAACGCAAGTCGACACCTGGGACGAGATCACGCAGTCGCTCGGTCTCCAGTGCCCCCCGGAGGACAACCGCACTCGTCAGGAGTTCAAGGACGAGGCGGACATCAACAACGTGGTCGCACGTTTCTATCCCTTCGCGCCTCCCCAGGCGCGGGTGCCCCAGTACGGCGAGCAGGACATGTCGCTCGACCTGCATGGGGCGCTCATGGTGGTGCAGGAGGCTCGCGAGAGCTACGCCTCCTTGCCTGCGTCCCTCCGGGCGCAGTTCCCGACTTACTCGGACTTCGTCAACGCGGTAGCGGACGGTCGGGTCCAGATCATCGATCATCAGCCCGCGGAATCATCCGCGGGCGGTTCCGCGGATGGTTCCGCGGGCTCGGCAAGCGAGAGCGCGCCAGCTTCCTAACGCGATCTGTTCGCGTACTAGTCGGCCCCCGTAAGGGGGCCTTCTTTTTTCTATCCTTACGAGCGTTCTTCGCTCTCTATCTCTATCTCTCTCTCACTCTGTCGTACAACCCTTCGGCTGCTATGCGACGTAGCCTTACGAACAATCTCAAGGAGCCGGCTTTTGCTTTTGGCGACGTATGCTGTTCCCTCTCCAGGAGCGAGCAGCCGCAGGGGGGGTCCGGGGGGGTGCATCGCACCCCACCGGGTAAACAATATCTTTCTCTATGTTATTGGTATCAAATAACTTATACCTTCCCCCCTTCTAGGGGGGCTGGGGGGTCTTGCACAGTATCCCCCTTGTTACTACTGTGCTTAATGACAGCCTCAGGCTGTCTAAACCCCTTTCTGGAGTGCGCAATGCGAGCCCGCGTCAACCGCAGTTCCTCCCGCAAGAGCTTCAACAAGCGCCAGGGCAAGACGCACGTGAAGAACAACCATCTGTCGTTCCGGGGCGGCATCCGCCTGTGACATGCCATGTTTCCATCGGAGACGAGCATGGCGAACCGCCGGCGGCGGGATCACCCTACGCGAGCCTCTGGCGAGAGGCGTACTGGCTTCCTCCGGTATGCTCTATCTCCCCTGCGGAAACTGCGTCGGCTGCCGAGCCAGTCGTGCGCGAGACTGGATGGTTCGGTGCGGACTCGAAGTTCAGGCCCTCGGCCGTAGTGGTCCGGTCTGCTGGGCCACGCTGACGTACGATGAGACGC